TTAACACTACCTACTCCGGCGGCAACAACAACATAATCATATGCTCTTGTAAGGTCATTAATATTAGTCTCAGTCTCATATATAAATCTTACACAATATTTTTTCTCTAAAACATTAGCAAGTTGGTTACAAAATTTATGTATATCGCCAGTCCAATCACTAGGGGTCCATACCCCTCCAACAATACTTTTTAAATCAAATAATGAGGTATCTAAACTTTTAGTGTGTAGTGGTTCTCAAATATCCCACTCTACTCCATTGCTATTATAAAGATCTTTAGTGTTAACAGCATTTTGAAAATATTCAGAGTCTTTGTAGAAATGTAAAATACCTGCGGCACTTTGATCAAACTCTAGGTTTTCATCTAAAATAATTTGTTTATACAAATTTCTAGATTCTAAACCTAAACGAATAGTCTCTTCGGTGTTCTTTTTATAACAACCTGTAGCAGTGTAATATAAGAATTTGGCCAGCCATTTCCACTGTGCTAGATCTAACCTAGGACGGATCAATAATGGAGCATCTTTTTTAAACATCCATTTAATGCCTTTCTTAACATTGCTCCACGTTGTCCATACTTCACTGTTGCTAACAGATACTTGCCCTCCATTAGCATAACTAGTTCTCATAGCAGGATAGCGTTCTTGTTCAAAGACTGTTACTTGATATCCTTCTTTAGCCAAATAATAGGCCACAGTGATGCCTGCAATCCCAGATCCAACTACTGCTATTTTCATACTAGTTTAAGTTCCTCTTCTAACCAAACTTTGCAGTTTGGCCAATTACGATAAATGTGTGCCTTGCCGCCAGCACGGGTCCATTCTTCACAGTTGCTAGTGCGGTCGTCAATTAGAATATCTTCTGGGCTAGAGCAATGACGGTATTTGTCGTAACTAAATGGTCCAAAGAATACAGGGATACCTGGGAAGTGTTCATTAGCCCACCATACTTTATCTTGTGCCGCCCAGGGCATAGAATAATCATGTGGTAGTGCTGTTAAAAAGTATACACCACATCCTGTTTTGGCGTGATGTGTTCTGCACCAGTTTACCAAATCATGTGCGCCTTCTTTCAAAGGTAATGTTCGATAAAATCGTTTATTGTCTTTGAGTCTAGCCCAATCTTGATCTGGAATACGTTGTCCATATTCCCAATTGCGTTTAACAATACTGCGAGCATGTTGCATCCAATCGGCTACAACATCGTCCATGTCTAGATAAATGTTCATTGATTACGAATTAGCAAAGACATTTGGAGAACCTGCCGCAACACTGGTACAACCTGTGATGGCATCTCCTACTCTACCACATCCTAAGTTGTTTACAAAAACAGTAGGAGATCCTGTAGTAATTGGTGCGGCATGTGTTGGACAAGATCTTCCTCCAGGAAGTAAATGACCAGTATTCACATCAGTCTGTCGGCTAACAGCAATGTTGTTAGCGAATACGTTGCCAGAGCCAACCGCTCTAGTCATTCCGCTACAATGTGCTACATCTGCATCACCTATTCTTGTTACTGCGGGCATATTCTTTCCTCATTAATTCTTGTAATCGATCATTCCATTTTGCTAATTCATCATGCTCTTTGTCTGAATGTGGCCCATCTGGAATTTCCGGAATGAACTCAATTACATGATCGAAGTCGTCTGGTATATCTTCGTATTGTGTGTAAGTTTCTAAAACACCATTACGTTTTATTACAAACTTGTGCATGATATTAGGCTAGAGCAATTCCAGTAGTTGATTCAAGGAACTGTTTGGCAAATGCTTCATCAGTTGCTTCTGCTACTGTTACCGTTGTTTTTAATAACCGAACGTCTGTGTTAGGACTAACTGTAAACAAGTATGGCATTAGTCCTGGACCTTTTTGTCCCATCCCGATGACCATTGGCTTACTGAGTTTATAGTAAGAATCTGTCTCTTCTGCTAGTTTTGCTACAATCTCTTCACCACTTGTAAGTTTAAGAGTAATTACTTCGCCTGCTGATACGCCTTTTGAAATGAACATGTTATACCTTTTCTAAATGTTGTTTAAGTTCTGTAAATCCACCAATCAGTTGTTCGCCGATAAAAATCTGCGGAACTGTTCGTGCTGTTGGAACAGCTTCCAATAGTTCTTCTTTAGTGTAGCCGTCTCCGATTTTCTTCTCTTCAAACGGAATACCACGTTGTGTTAATAATGCCTTTGCTTGATCGCAATAGGGGCAGTGGTACTTAGACCATACTGTTGCTTTCATTTTTCTTTCCTTATAATGCTGGTAGTGCGTCGTAGTCGATACCTTCACCCATAACTCCAATTACATAGTTAGTACTTTCTGATTCTTGTAATGCAGTTTGTTTTTTACTTGTATCACTGTGTTTATTAAACCATGGGATAGGAGTCGATCTTGGTGCAGGATTGTTATATTTGATACCAATTTGTTTAAGTGCATCAACTGCGGTATAGTCTACAAAGTCACGTAGAATATTAGCGTTCAATCCGATAACTGGCCCTAACTTAAACAAATAGGTCGCCCACTCTTTTTCTTCACGTATAACGTCCATGTAAAGTTGATAGACTTCAGCTTGACATTCATCTCTAGCTTCTGCAAAGCGTGGATCTTCTTTAACCACTTGATTGATCAGATAAGCAGTCCAACCTTTGTGCAGTAGTTCGTCTTGCAAGATTAGGCTGATAATGTTGCCATTGCCAATAAAGATTTTGTTTTCAACCATAGCCAAACTTGTAGCAAAGCTAACCATGAAGCGGAACGCTTCTAGCGCATAGCTAGCATGTAGTGCCATATAGATTGCTTTGATATGTTCTTTCTCATTAACTGATCCATCCATTTCTTTCATGCAGTTAATTCTATGCAAACGATCATAGTAATCACCTACACTTGATGCCATCTCAACAATCTCTTTAGTGTCATGGATAGTATTGAATACATCCTTAGGCACATTGTAAATGTTACGAATGATATGACTGTAACTACGACTGTGAATGTTAGTTTCAAAGAATGTCCAGTTGTAGATCAATGCTTCTAGTTCCGGTAATGAACATACAGGAGTAAACACTTGGCTTGGAGCTCGACCTTGTAAACTATCTAGTGCAGTTTGGCGCAGTAAATTGCTGGTAAAGATATGTTTCACCGCATCACTTGCATCTTTAAAGTCGTTGGCATCTTTGCTTAGACTAATTTCCTCAGGCACCCAAAAGAATCCTCGTGCAGTTGTTTCAAAGTCTGCAATCTTCTTATACTTGACTTCTTCAAAACGTTGTATAGTTACAGGTCCGGATGGATCTAAAAACATCTTACGATTAAGATAGTCTGTCTTTGTGGTTAGGTTGTATTGTTGTTTGCTCATAGTTTGCATGCCTCGCAGTCTTCGTCTTCGATTAATTCTCTTTCGTTATGAAATCCATTGTAGTGTACTTCAGGTGTTAATTCTGCTTGTTGTTTGCTGCCAGCTTTGTTAATCAAACTATAGTAGAAGGTTTTCAATCCCCACATGTGTGCCTGCATTAAATTCTTGGCAATCAATGTAGTTGGCACTTTACGATCTGCAAAGTGTGCTGGATTGTAGAACGTGTTAGTTGAAATACTTTGATCAACATAGGCTGCTAATACTGCCGCAGTTTTAATGTAACCGCTGCAATCTTTCTGTTCCCACATGAGTTGATACTTGTTCTTCAACTTATGATACTCAGGAACAACCTGTGTAAATGATCCAGCTTTGCTTTCTTTAGTACTAATCAAACTCATAGGTAGCTCAATTCCATTAGTGCTGTTTATAACAACACTACTGCTTTCGACTGGTGCAATAGCCATTAATGTAGCATTGCGAACACCGTACTGTTTCATGTTAGTACGAAGTGTTTCCCAATCAAGCTCTGGGGCAAAGTCTGCTAATTCGTTAACACCCTCTGCTCGTAATTCCCAAGGGAATATGCCTTGACCGTATCTTGTTTTTTCACTGTGTGTACACGAACCTCTTTCTTTAGCAAGTTCAACGCTAGCCTCTGTTAAGTAGTAGGCTTGATGTTCCATCCACGTCTTAACTTCAGCCAAGGAGTCTCGTTCTCCGTATTTGAAACTGCGTTTGGCGTGCCAGTAGGCAAGGTTGGTGACTCCGATTCCCAAAGGTTGGATTTCGTCGTTGGATAGTTTAGACTGGATGGAAAGAAAGTCTTGATAGTCAAGAATGTTACACAGGCTACGCTGAAGTATACGACAAGCACGGCGCATGTCTTCTGGGTTACGGAACGCACCCCAATTGATTGAGCCCAATGTGCATAGTGCGATACGACCATCGCTGTCATCCAAACGTTTAAAGGATTTAGTAGGTAAAAGTATTTCACAGCAAAGATTACTCTGGTAAATTGTATGATACTCAGGATCAAATGGTCCTTGTTTCATCACGTTATCAACGAACACTAAGTAGATACGTCCTGTATCTGTGCGTTCTTTAAGAATGCCTGACTTGAATACTTCTTCAGCACTCATTGTTTTTGTACGTAGACCCGGAGTGTTCTCATACTTAACATATAGTTCTTCAAAACGTTTTGTATTTTGATAGAACGCTTCATACAAGTCCGGTACTTCGTTTGGATCAAAGAAGGTTATGTCTTCTTTGTTTTTAAATCGTCTCCAGAAGAAGGCACTAAGCACAACCCCATAATCCATATGACGGACTCGGGTTTCGTCGGTTCCTTGGTTGTTCTTAAGTACAATAAGATCATCAAACTGATGATGCCAAATAGGATAAAAAACAGTAGCACTTGCATTACGAATGCCTCCTTGACTGCAACTTCTTAAGTCGCCAAACCATTTCTTTAAGAATGGTATCATACCTGTGTGCATGATCTCACCCCCTCTGATGGGACTACCTAATGGTCGTAGTCTACCAATCTCTAAACCAATGCCAGCACGTTTGCTGGCATACTTGGCCATCATTTCACCTGAAGCGAAAATACTATCCAAGTCATCATCACTGCGAATAAGTACGCACGAACTGAATTGTTTAGTAGGGGTACCGAGACCAGCAAGGACAGGGGTAGCAAGAGTAAATAGACCATCAGATGCTGCATTATAATATTCCTTTATATAACGCATACGTGCGCTATTCGGTTCTTCTTTATGGAACACTGTTGCGGCAGCAATCATATATCTAATCTGCGGTGTTTCATAAGTTTGCTTTGTACTGCGATTCTTAACTAGATACTTTTCAATTAACTGTTCAATGGCTGCATAGCTATACTGCTCGTCTTTGTCATGCTCGAGCATGTCATTCATCTTGTTCCAGTCTTCTTCCGTGTACCATTCTAATAACTCTGCTGTATATAAACCAGTAGCCACATTAGTTTTTACAACATCGTAGAGATTTGGTACGTCATAACTGCCGTAGACATCTTTACGTAACATACTGAGTCGTTGTTTGCCAGCTACATATTGATAATTTGTGTGTCCAATATCTGGATTAGATTCAACGTCAATTAAATTAACAATAGCACGTAAAGTAATTTCGTCAATTTCTTTAGTTGTGATGCCATCGTAGAAATGAGGTTGTGCTTTAATCTCTATCATTGATTGACTAACATCAGCAATGCCGCTACACACCTTTGCAACTTGTGACTGCCACTTTTCAATTGTTAGTTGTTCTTTTTTACCGTTTCTTTTTATTACTGTGATCTGTGACATATTTCTTATTCTTTACAAGTTGATTAGGATATTGGAAACGTATTTAGTGCAAAGGTTTCATTGCATATATCTTTTGCATTTTTAACGTTTTGGGTAACTCTTTTACGCTGGCCCATTCTTCTTCAATATACCCATATACTTTATCATCTACGAATAACAAATAATACACTGTTTTATTGACTGTGTCAAGAGCAACATTTATCTTCGGCTGACAAAATTTAAAACGCTCAGTTAATTGGAGAGTATAACATATACCAAGAATGATATTGAACTCACAGTATTCATTTTCATCTATGAGTTCCCAAGGAGTAGGCCAAGTGATTGAGCTATAGGGGTCTGTATAAAATTTGACTCTGGGTAGTTTTAGAAAGTATGAAGATACATCTCGCAATGGATCATTAGACTTTTCTAAATGTTCTCTTAGTTTAATCCAAGAGGCGAATCGAACGTGTTGTTGTCTGTCAGCTATTAGCATTAGCTAATTGTTGAATATGCGTAAGTCAATAGCGTAGTACCGACTGTATTGTCATTGACATATTGAACTTCAACACAGCCTGCAACAATAATTGCAGAAAATATTACTCTAGTGTCTTGGCCAACAGTACCAACATACTCGTAATCATCTACAAGTTGAAGTGTCAAGTTAGTACCGTCAACTGCAACACTTAGTGTACCTTTTCTCATCTGAGTATAAGAAGAAGATTTTAAAGTATAGTCTATTTTAAATCCAGTATTGCCAGAGAAAGGAATTCTAAATGCAGTAATTTCATAAGTTGCTGGACTCACTAAAGAGACTGTGTTAACTTCGCCGTTAACGACAACTGCCTTACCTTCTACTTCATTTAGATATGTATCACCCCAGTTAGGATCAGTAACCTTTGCTAGATCAAGTTGTCTATCAAAGTTGTCTTGCAGAGATGTATTGCCTTTTACAGTAAATTTAATTTGACTGTAGACGTTGTTAGTATTACCACCACCTTCATTGCCAACATTAACAAAAGTATTGCCACGAGACTTATTACCATAACCGTTATCAATTACAATACCATGACGATCGATATTATAAAAATAACAATTTTCAATTATGTTCTTTCTTGGGCCGTAAACTTCGCCAGTTGTCACAGTGTCTGCACCTACGCCAAATTCAAAACCATATCTGCTGTTTAAAAATTCGCAGTCAATCCATGTATTGTTAAAAATATCTTCTTTGGCAAACACAGCATCTTTGAATCCATCACAGGTTACTCGCGTAAACTTATTGCGTTGACAAGTTACAATTGAGCTAAGTGCGTACATACCAATGCCGTAGCCAGCACCCGGTAACGTTGAATCACCTGCCGAGTCGCCATAGCTACCTGTTAGTTCAATATCTTCAAACACACTGTCTCTTACACAATCTAATTGTATAGCCTGCACATCAGGTTCATTAGTGTTAAGCGTAAATCCTTTTAGCACACAGAACTTTGGTTGTATGTTGTATTCCGTAGTTGATCCAGAATTACTAGTACTAGACAACACTTTGTTTGTTGGTGTTGATGTATCATCAACAAATGCAAATGCTGTGCCTACAGGACCAGTAAAATTAAAAATAGTTTTTTGTTTGCCTGCACCTAGAATAGTTGCATAACTTGGAATATAGATAGTGGTTGAAAATTCATATACACCAGGAGCAAATTCTAAAGTAACTCTGTCACCTGCACCGTTAACTGTATTAGTAATAAACAAATTGTCAATAGCACGTTGTATTGCCGTTGCTTGATCGCCAGCATTAGGAAGAATACCATATGAAGCACTGGTTACACGCTCGTCTAATCTTTCTTGTAGTGTTCGGGTAATAGGATAGTTTGGATCCTGGCCTGTTTGAATAAGCGCAGAGTCAGACTTATAAACATACTGTCCAACAAGATCTAATAGATTATCTGCGTCAGTAAGAATCTTAGTATTACCAACTGCAGGTGACCCTTCGCTGATAGCGCCATTACCGATATATAATTCTTGAGTATCGATTGCCCAGGCCATTTCTCCGCTGGCTAACTGTGGAATACCAGTACCGGCGTTTTTTTGTCCTCTTCGAATTTGAATGCGTGAAATTTGCACAACAGCCATAAATGTCCCCGTTTTAGATATTTATCCGTAGTTCAAATGCAAAAGCCCTAGCGGAACTAGGGCTTTGTGTAAGTTAGCTATTATTAAGGTACTGTGAAACCAGTTGCGCTTGCGGCTGCTGTAACTACTGTGCCACTAGCATCAATATCATTAGGCCCAATAACTCCCACAGTGTAAGTGTTTGAACTACGAGTCCATCCGCCACCAATTTGTCTAATTCTGTGTTGTAGATCTTCAGATGAGCTGTTTACATCCATAACAATATAGATCAATCCAGTGGAAGCATTTACAACATAGTAAGCCATAGGATTAATTTCTTTGATAATCTGCTCAACTGTTTCATCGATTGCATCATCTTCAACACGTAAATCAACGTTAGCAGATGCTGCGGTTTTTACCTGTACTTTATATAATTTTGCATTTAATTCTTGGTGTGTTGCTACTGTAGCAACCATACCGTTAACTCTTGTTACATCTACTCCGTAGGCCATAACTATTCTCCATTTAGTTTATTTATCAGATTATTTTGTAGTATTGCTCTACACGCTTGCACCACTCTTCTGTCCAGTAGTCAAAATCTTTGGGTTCCAGGGTAAATTCCTGATATTCAAAGTCCTTGCTACACATAAGAATAACACCTTTGCGTATGTTTGTACCGTGTACTTCGTTGTGTGCTAGGGCATAGGCTGTTAGCTGTAGAAAATAATCACTAATATATTCTAGTTTCTTAGGCTTGTTAGTCTGTTTAAAGTCTAGGATACTTTCGTCACCATTGTGTACGCCCACACAGTCAGTAGTACCCGCATATAGTTCTGGAAAGTACAAGGGTACTTCTGATCCCCACACTTCACTTACATTCTTCATACCTTCTGCAATCACAATCTTAGCCATCTTCTGACTTTGCTGTGCAAACGGGTTAGTTACAGCTTCGTTCATAGGCTCGCCCTTGACATAGTCCTCTAAGAACTTGTGCATACGTGTGCCACGATTAGCAGCCTCTGTAGTAATCTCTTGTGCTTTCTTTTCACCTACTGCTTTGCGCCAGTTGGCTAGTGCTATGCGACTTTCTTCTGGTTTAGTTTTATCCAGTACTGTCGTGACACTAGGGACTTTATGCCCTTGTGGTGTAGCGTATAAACGCTTACCAGAGCTTTCGTCCCTAGTTAGTTTTTCGTATTTAAATTTGTTTATTAGTAGGGTCATGATACATTATATAGTATCTTGACCTCTAGGTCAACCGGGTTGTTTGAGCGATTTAGCCGCTGCTCTACTTGCGGCGGCATTAATACCACTATTGCTCTTTGGCTCACCACGAGTAGCTTCGGGCTTCTCTTTGGTTTTCAATGTAATACCACGGCCATCAAACTGTTGCACTATATTCTTTAATTGGGGTAGACTGTCAAACTCAGCTTTAAACGTTTCATAGTCCATTTCTGTACCACTTACATTTTGTAACATGTTAGAAATTGCGCCCCAGCTGTATTGACCAGGAACGCCTTTTGAATCAGCGCGAGCTTTAAGTTGAAGAAGAATGCGGATTAAATTATCCGCACCTTCATTTACTTTTTTTTTGAACTTAGAATTGTGCCTAATCTGCGGCTGTATTCAATGCTTTCGCGTTTTGCACGGCCAGCTGCTTCTATGCCGCCTGCGCCTGCTTCAGCTGCTGAAAACTCGTCGCCTGATGGAAATTCTTCTGCACCCATTTCAGTTGGAGCAGCTTCTTCAGCGCCTGGCATTGCTGCTGGTGCACCTTGTGGGCCTTCTTCGCCTGTTAGGATTGCCACTGCCTGTGCTAATGTTGTGCGAGTTGTTTCTAATGTTGTGTATAATTCTTCTAATGCTGGTTTAACTTGACCAGAGAATTGTGTGCTAATGTCACTGCCTAATTCGTCTCTTATAGAGTCTACTAATTCTAACATGGTTTCTGATTTAAGACTTGCAGTGTCTTCTAACCAGCCTGTGACCTTGTCGACCATATCACGTGCGCTCATGATTAACGCAGCTTTTTCTTCTTCGCCTTCTGTTAGAGTTCTTTCAGAAAGAACACCACGTAGTACATCCATTGCTTCTTCTAATGATTCTTTCTTGGCCATTTTAGAAGCTGTAGCATGCATTACTTGCTCGCCTTTGTCGCCATAACGCTTTTTAAATTCGCCTGACTTCTTCTTCATGCCTTTAACAAACTTTTCTTTTTTGCCTTCTTCTTCAGGGCTTAGAGCTCTTTCAGAAATGGCCTGTGTAATAACATCAAGAAACATTCTATCCTTTTGATAGTCGTTGCTTTCGTACACAGCGTCATATTCTTTACTGCCTTCAAATGCGACAATTTTGTCTGTTACACGATCACGAGCAACTTGAAGTTGTTCTAGCGTGAAACTGTCTAGATTTAATTTGTAGCCAAATTTCTTGGCCATGCTTTCATTAAGCGTTTTACTTGTTTTTGGATGCGAAAGTTCTCTTATCTGCATTTTAGATTCCCTAAATGACTGTTAATTTTATTTATCAAAAGTTGGCCTTGAACATTCTCGAAAGCTCGTCTTTATATTTGGCTGCACGGTCTCGAGTTAGCTCAAACCGGCAAAGAAATAGGTCTCTACGTTCTAAATCTTTAGTAGTTTTCATGCGTTCTTCAAAAAACGCAGAATCTTTAGAATTATTCCAAAACGCTAGATCTAAATTCTTTACATCGTTATATCTGCCGAGTCTATTTTTATCATAAAACTTGGCTGCAAGTATAGCAGACGTTTTAGTTCTAAATGTATCTATTAGATCGTCAGTTTTTAAGTAACGTAAGTTCCATGTGCCTTGTTTACTTTGTTTGATTTTGTAATTGCCGTAAACAACACTCTTGTCAGCTAGTACAAGTAAGGGAATAGATTTTTTAAATTCATCCTCTAAAAACTTTTCTAACTTTTCTGCTTTTTCTTTAAAATTCATTTGCAATTACTCTAGGATTTGTGTCGCCTATCTTAATTACCAAACTCTTACGTATCAGGCTCTCAATTGTGAACTGATCATGTTCACTAAAACTATTCAACGGTCGTGAGTGTCTAAGCTCTTTAATTAGTTTCTTTTCGTCGTTCGACATGTAGATATCAAACTGTCCTAGAATCTCGTTTACTTTCATTATAGTCCTGCTAATCGTCTTAGTCTGTTTACTAATAACTTGCTAACTTCATCGTGGTCTTCGTCGCCGTGTATAGGACTACGACTGTCATTAGGAGGAGCCATCATGTCTTCTGTACTAACTACCGCTGTGCCTGTTTTGAGTTCGTTCGCGTCCGGAGTGTCCATAGACATCTTACCATCAGGTGTTGGCTTTAATGCAGTACTATCAACTTCCATCGATGAACCGTCTGGTTTAGTTAATGTTGCTTTCTTTGTAGCAGGATCAACTTTGGTAATCTTTCCCACTTCTGCGCCCATAGCTTCAGCCGTTGGCTCTGCACCTGTTTCATGTACTGATGCGTTCTTACCTTTGTTTTGTAATGAACGTGCTACTGCTTGCGCATGATTCTTACTGGCAAACACTTTCCAAGTACGTCCGTCAATTGCCACTGCATAGTTGTTGGTCTCGTGGGCTAATTCTTGCTCTAAGCCACGGTGATCACGTGGGCGATCAAATCCTGTTTCACTAGATCGTTTATCTCTGTCATATGCTGAAGAACTACCACGTTGACGATAGTGTGCTTCGTTAGTTTCTTCTAAAGGTTTCTGCGGAGCTAGTTTTTCTTTAGCTTTAGCATGATCATGTGTAGGGTTGTTAGGTTTTTTGTTATACTTAACAGCCTTTACCCCTTTTTTAAATTCGCTAATAATTTCGTTGCGTTTCATCGTTTGTTCTCCAGGCTAAGCCTTCTATCTTCTAAATCGTATATATGTTGTCTAAGTCTGTCAATATGACCTTGTGCTCTTAAAACTTTAAATGCTATATTTTCTACGGAAAATTCACCTTCACGTTCTAAACCTGACTTGCGTAACTTGCTTATTGCATCTTTTATAGCATTAGTTTCTGCAAGGTCTGTTGATCTTAGTGCTCTCTTAATCTTATTTAAGTAATTTGTTACTTTGAGATTTACATCATTGTCATTAATAGTTACTCGTTGTACCTTAGGTTCTGACAACCACTTGTCGTTTAATATAGAATATATACCAGCTGAGTGGTGAGTGTCTGTGCTAGGTTGGACATATAACTCTACATCAATATTTTGTATTTTTATGTTGTGATTATAATTATATTGATTTTTCTTTGCATCGAACAAGGGTCGTAAATGCATTTCGGCTGCTCTAGGAATATCCACAACTAGGTGTAGATCTAAATCACTATGTTCGGTATATGTGTAGGCAGCATTACTTCCGGATATAGTAATGTCTTTTAATTTGATGCTGGGTATGTTTATAAAGTTTATAAAATGCTGTACAATCAGCATGAGCTTGTAGCGAACTTTAGAATTTAATTTTTTACCTTGAAAAAGTTTTGGATTCAATTCGTTGTGAAATTGAATTGCTTGATCTACTATGCCTTCTTGGAACTCTTTCAAATACATACATTACTTTAATAAATTTATAACTAGATCAGTGTGAGCACTGATCCAACTTACTACCACTGCACCGCCAGCAATCATGTACAGCCACTTTTGTTTCCATTTTTCTAAGTCTGAAATCTTAGTTGCAAGCTCGGCATGCTGATCGCAAGATGCTGAATACATTTGATCTAGCTTACCTAACAAACTATCCCTAGTTTGGTCCAAGCAATCATGCATTTCTTTGACATCCTCTTTAAGGTTGTCCATCTTTTCGTTTAAATTCTCTACCTTGGTTTCAACTATACCAAGTCGTTCTACTGTAGTGGCCATTTAGGCTGATTCCTTTTATGTTAAGTCAAGTTCCCGACGGGACATGTGCCTAAGTGTTCTGAATGCCTGGTGTGCCTATAGTATTATATTTATTGTTTAAAATCAAAAATAATATTTGTCCCTAGCTTAAACATAGGTTTATCAAACTTGGCAGTTTCAGTTAAACCAGTGATAAAGGGTACATATTCAAAACTATCTTTGAGCCTATACAGTTGATCGCCATTCTTTTCAAATAGCTCTTCAATTTCCATGTGCCATTCAAAATGCCAGCACTTTTGATCACCTGCACCAAATATGTCTGCAGGTATTATTTGTGGAGGTTTTTCGTAGTAAACATTACCACTTAATCCTATAGTTTGGATTACGGTATCAAAGTTCTGTTGCTGTAGTCTTTCCAAATCGTTACGCGATCTGTATTGTCCTGTAGCAGTAATATCAACAAGTGTGTATAGGCTATAAATCATCTCAGTTATTTAACAGCCGTAAAAAAAGCCCCGCATAAAAGCGAGGCTCCCTTCCCATCCCGGGGAAATATTACATACCAAACAAGTCTGTTGGCGCTGTAACTGTTAGTGTACCACCTGCTGTGAATGTCCAAACACCTGAAGATGTACGTGAACCAGCACCGATAACACGACCAACACGGATTGCTAATGTGTCAATGTCTAGGCTGTGGTTGTCACCGTAAGTGATGATAGCTAAGCCATCGCTCTTAACCTGGAATACTGCTGAAGTTGTACCGATTTCGTCAGTAACTGGAGCTGCTGTAGATGCTGTTAAAGCAATAGCGCCGCCTGAACCGCTCAATACATACTTGAATACGGTGTGTTGAAATGTTTTTTGTACTGTACCTAACGCTACTGCGGTAGGGTTAACTTTTGTTTGTGTTGCCATAATATATCTCCTCGTTTATGACTGTCTACTCTCTGTAGACGACTTGCAACCTAGCAAGCCTTTGTACTATTATTTACCAAAGAGATAAAAAAACCCCTAGTTATGGGGGTTTTTGGCGAGTTAACTTTACTTCGGAGTCCAGCGTTTGCGGGGTACTAGTTTAACATTACCAAACTGTTTGCCAGCAGGAGCATAGCGTACACGGCCTTCGCCTTGTGTATCCCAGATTTCGCCCTGTCCTTGCTCTACTTGTGCAATCACTTGATCTTTAAGATCCATGATACGACCTACCAGTCCAAATATAGCTTCTAGTGCTGTGGCATATTGTTGTGCCAGATTCTCTATTTTAGACTGTTTAGGCTCGCTAACCTTACTGCTTTTTAGCCAAGCTAGGAAGTTCTGTGCGCTTAGGTTATCTAGCTGTTTAGCTTTAGCAGTTTGATTAACATAGGTATACAGGATATTCTTTAAATCACCTAGGCCAGTAGTACCTTGTAAGAATCCATCAATAGCAGCGGCATGTTGGCTTAGATACTGTTCTACACGATCAATGGCTGTAGTGTCAAGTGCAACAGGATTACTGTTATACACAGGACCTTGTACAATTAGTGCAGGGTTAGTGTTAAACATGCTGAAGTCATCTATTGGTTGCTGATCACTGTCATCCATGCCAAACTCTGGAAAGTAAGCATGACCAACTACCATAACTTGTGCTCTGCTAATTTGTTGTCCTAGCGGGCTGTCTGCACGAACATGATAGGCCGTTTCACTTTTAGGATTAGGAGCAAAGGTATAAATGCCTTGCTTGTCTACAGGAGGACGTTTTAAGAACAGTCCATCTGCGTAGACAAATCCCACAAAGTCTTTTGGTGTTGCACGATCAAACAGCGGATATAAGTTAGCAAACTGTTGTGCAAATGCCTGTCTTGCTTTTACTTCTTCTGGACTTTTTGGCTTACCACTTTGATTGGCAATAAAATCAGCCACTGCCTCTGGACTGTCTGTCATTGCACCACGACTCCATCCATTGTGTCCTGCTAGTACTAATGGTCCACCTTTTTCTGCACGACCCCAATAGATCTGGGGATTACCATCCCATTTCATACGAATAGTTTTACTACCAGCTTCAGTAGTAATTTCTTTTAGGTGTTCCAATGCTTCCATAGTGCCCTTGCTACCGTGGAAGAACACTAAATCTTCTAAGTGATTAAAGGCACGACCTAGTTTCTTTTTAGCAGCTTCTTCAGCTTCTCTTAGAAATTCATTTGCTCTCATTAGCAGTTCCACTTTCTTAATGCCAGTGCTTTACGAGTAGGTTTGCCGTTAGGTTTCTTCATTGGTCCCTTGACTCCGCCCATTCTAGCACAGAATGATTTTCGGCGTTTTGCGGCCTTACTGCCTTTTTTAAGTTTACTAGGTTTTGTAGTTACTGCCATTTGTAGTTTGCTACCCGGATTCTCTCTACGATAACTGGCAACACCTTTGGCATTGAGTCCACCCTTTTTACTTTTACCTGCACTGCGGCGCCATGCGGCAGTTTCTAATAATTCGTTGTCATCAACACTGTCAAAGTCTTCCCAAATGACATCTGGATCAACTCCGTGTTCTTCGGCTAGTCGTTCAACTAGATCTTCAATAAGATCAAACTGTTCATCTAAGGTTAATTCTTCTTTAATCTTTTCGCAGTCATTTACACGCTTACCGGCATTTTTACCAGTGCCTGGTTTCGTACCAACCTTACGATGTCCAGGCCAGCACTTCTCTGGGCCTGCTACTGATTCTGTTAAAATTTCGTATATTTTCATGTTAGTCTATCCATAAAATTACGGAACCATTCGTTAGTTCCCACTGCGTGTTTAGGTTTGCGCTCTGCCCAATTCTTGTCTTGTTTAACATGTGCTAACAATGCCTGTGCTTGATCATCTGGTAGGCTGGACATGATAGCTTCTACTGAGTCAATGTTGTCACCAGTAGCATCTGGACCAATTAATACACGGGCAATATCATCCCAGTCATCTGCAACTAACTCACCTTTCTTGTTTTCAGGAGTACGGGCAAATAGTCCTTGCCAAGCTGAGTACATGTAGCCTTTGCTTTTTGCTAATTGTGCTAACATTAGTTGCTTGCCTACACCTTTGTATGTAGAACCTTTAGGAATCTTGTGCTGGTGATAGCGGCTAACTTTAGCCACATTAGGAATAGTTTCAAGATCAACTTGATAGAACTCATCACCTACTGGCAGGCGTACGAATACATTAACACCAGCTTGGCGCACTTGGAATCCACGATCTTGTACAAAGACAGCTAGGGCTTTACGTGCGTCTTTGTCATCATTTGTTTTAAACTTGGCTTTAACTTCGTCTAGGTCAACTTGCAGATCCATGTCACCACTCATTTCACCGGGTGTAGGAGTATGTGCGCTGCCAATGGCCACACTGTTTAATCCTAATGGGCCTAGAATAGCATCCATCTTGGCTTTCATTTCCGGAGCTAGTTTCTGGTCGAACTCTTTAGTGTCCGGAAATATTACATTCTTACTCATTGCCTTTGCTTTCCTGTATTTTTTTCATGCCACGTTTAAATTTAGCTGGCTCGCTAGTGCGGATAGCATTGATAAATCGTCGCTCTAATTCGGCTGCTGTTTCTAAATCGTAATTTTCTCGAATAAGCGTTAGCAAATTAATAGCAGATTCTATTAAATTACTGCCACGGCTTTCAATTACGCGATCTTTGTCACGACTAATGCCCAAATCGCTTATTTCTTGCAGAATCGACCTAGTACTTTTACGCATAAACCCTTAAATCCTTTTGTATATTTAACCTTTTTGCAAAGTAAAATAAAAATGTTGCAGTGCCAGGCAAAAAAGACTAAATATATTAGTAGAAACACTAATAGTGTAAACCATTAGTAACTACATACACTTACACTAAGATTATAACATGAAATACATATCAGAGCAAATGATTAGGATAATGGAACGTCTATCCGAAATGTTCCCAGGTTCTAGTTACCAAAGCCGCTTAGATGCGTATCTAAGCACCAAAGGCATTACCGATGCCGCACAGTTGGAAACTTACATCCGACAATTTAATTCTCAAAAGGAAGGATATTTATGAAAACAATTACAAACGCAATTTGGTCATTTTTACAAGCATTTGGGCAAGCCCGTGCTGCCGCAAGTCTTGCTCGTCAAGGCCGTATAGAAGAAGCTAAAGCTATATACGGAAACTAAAATGGAATTAGCAGCAATTCAGATTATAATATTTGGGTTAATAATTCTAGTGTATATGGCAGAGGAGTTTAATAAATGAACTTCCTAGATACATTAGTAATGTTGCTACGCTGGCGGCAAGAAGGGTGGGAAGTACATCCTTGCATTGATACTGAATTCAGCGGCTGGTTCTAAGCTGATAAATATTGGCATGAAATTAGTGTACATACACGGTGCCAATGCCACCAGCGAGAGCTTTAACTATATCAAAAGTAAACTAGGCGACGGGCTAGACATCAACTACGATAGCCGCAATGGGTTTGAAAATAACCTAAAAGAC